TCTTGCTTCTGGAGATCAACTGTATGTCAAATCAGATACGGCGTCATCTTTAGATACAGTAGTAGGCGCAGTAGATGATATAAGTACGTAGGAATAATCATGGCCTATTTAGGAAACGCACCAGCGGAAAAATATATAAGCTTTGAAAGACAGGTATTCACTATTGTTAATTCTCAAACTGCATATACTCTATCACATTCTGTAACCAACGAAAACGATATCAGGCTAGTAGTGAACAACATTGTTCAGGAGCCGGGATCAGGTAAAGCGTACACTGCATCGGGCACTACCCTTACACTATCCGCAGCATTAACAAATGGTACGGACGAAATGTATTGTGTATTTTTAGGCAGAGCTTTACAAACTGTTAATCCACCAAACGCATCTGTAGGTAGCGATCAAACTGCACCTACAATAATTACTGGTCAAACTGCTTTAACAGTTTCTCCAGATACAACTGATGAAATTATTTTATCAGATGCTGGAACTTTAAAAAGAGCTGATATTTCTGTTTTAGGAAATGCTCCAGCTTTTTCAGTTAGATTAACAGCAGATCAATCTGTTTCTAGTGATACAAATACTAAAATACAATTTAATTCAGAAGATTTTGATACAGATAGTGCTTTTGATAGTTCATCTAATTATAGATTTACAGTTCCTAGTGGAGAGGGTGGTAAATATTTTTTTTATGTACAAATGTATGGGAGTTCAGATGCTGGAGATGATGTAAACCAATCAGCAATTTATGTTTATAAAAATGGAACAAATCAAGGTTTTAGTGGAATACATATAGATGATGAAGTATCTTATTTTGTTGCTTCTAAATCAATGATTTTAACTTTAAGTGCTGGAGATTATATAGAATTTTTTGGTAATGTAACAACTGGCTCTGGCACACCTCTTTTTAAAGGTCAATCAACAAGATTTGATACTCATGCGTTGGGTTACAAAATGATAGGAATATAATTATGGCAATAGATAAAGTAACACCTGCAGCATTAGAAACAAGCACGAACCAACCAAACTTTAGAAACATAATCATCAACGGAGATATGAGTATTGCTCAAAGAGGAACTTCAACCTCTTCTATCACTAGTGGAGGTTATCAAACAGTAGATAGGTTTTATACAGGAGTAACTACTGCTGGAACTTGGACACAATCACAATCAACAACAGTACCTAGTGGTGAAGGCTTTGCAACATCACTTAAAATGGATTGTACAACTGCTGATGGTTCTTTAGCTGCTGGAGATTTAATTCAAGTAGTTCAATATATTGAAGGTCAAAATGTACAATATTTAAAATATGGTACATCAAGCGCTCAAAGTTTAATATTATCTTTTTGGGTAAGATCAAATAAAACAGGGACATATATTGCTGAACTTAGAAATACAGATAATACTAGAACTAGATCTTTATCTTACACAATTTCGTCTGCTGATACTTGGGAAAAGAAAACAATTACTTTTGGTGGAGATACTAATTCTGGACCAAATAATGATAATGGAGAAGGTTTAAGACTTACTTTTTGGTTAGCGGCTGGAAGCACTTATTCATCTGGTACTTTAGCAACTGATTGGGAATCTACTACACAAGCAAACAGAGCAGTAGGTCAAGTCAACCTTGCAGATAGCACATCAAACGAATGGTATGTTACAGGAGTACAATTAGAAGCTGGAACATCTGCATCTGATTTTGAGTTCTTGCCAACTGATGTAAATTTACAAAGATGCCAAAGATATTGTTTTGTAAAATCAAATGGTGCTGGAGCTTTAGGTATAGCGACTTACTATACAAGCTCAAGTATGAGAGCAAGTATTTCTTTTCCAACCACAATGAGAGCTGCACCAACACTTAATGTTACAGAGGTTAGTAATGGTTATCAAATGAATAGAAATAGTGGATCAGATAAAGTTGATGATTTTACTATTAATCAAGCAAATTTAACAGAAGCACAAATAATTAATGCTAGTGATGCAAGTGGCACTGCTGGACAAGCTGGAACTCTTCATGCTGATCTTTCCACTTGTTTTTTAGCATTTATTTCGGAGTTATAATTATGATTAATACAGTAACAAAAAATTATGTAGATGGAGAGTTTGTAAGTTACCAAGTAACTCATGTAAATTCTAATATGGTTAAATCAGTACCACTAGACGAAGCAAACTCAGATTACCAAGCAATTCAACAGTGGATTTTAGAAGGAAACACTGTTATAGATAACGGAGAATAAGGAGGAAAACTATGGCATCACTATCAAGCAAGGTCAAAACTTATTGCGCTAATAACGGCGTAGCAAGTGTAGATTTTATGGTGGACGTTTTACTTCAGGATGACTCAAACGGTCAGGGCCCTTACATCAAGACATGGAATGTGTCAGGTGTAGCGCAACCAACTGACGAGCAACTGAATGCTGTGGACTCTGCTGCAGATCTCGAAGAGAGACAAAATGCAGTAAGAGCTACAAGAAGAACGGCCTACGGTGATTTGGGTAACCAGCTCGACATGCAATACCACGATTCAGTGGACGGCACTTCTACATGGAAGGACCACGTTGCAAAAGTCAAGACTGATAATCCAATTCCAACTGAGTAAAGGATTAATATATGGCTTACGTAGGAAAAGTTCCGCTCACAGGAGCGTATCAAATTTTAGACGATATATCATCGTCATTTACTGGATCAACTGCGGGACCGTTTAACCTAACGGTCAGTGGGACTGCTGTGTCTCCAGAGACAGAAGCATCCGTAATTATTTCTGTCTCGGGTGTCGTACAACAACCGATAAGTGCATTCACAATATCGGGTAGCCAGATTACGTTCACAGGAAACCCTGCAAGCTCAGATACTTTTTTTGGTATTGTTCTTGGTAATACTTTTGACATCGGAAAACCAACTGATGCAACAGTAGGTGCAGCAAGTTTATCTACAGATTTTTTTGTAAAGAACGCTCAGACATTGACATCATTGTCAATGGCGGGCTCAACAAACGGAGCGATGGTTGGACCAGTAACTATTAGTGGTACGATCACGATTCCATCAGGGAGTACATTTGTAATTATATAATGAGCACATTAGAAACAAATTTAATACAACCAAGTTCAGGTACAACTTTAACAGTTGGTGCTTCAGGAGATACAATAACTGTCCCTTCTGGTGCAACATTAACGGCTCCAAATCATATTATACAAGTGGTTAATGGAACTGTTGGATCGACAGATATGGCTAATACTGATGATTATATTGGTTCTGGATTGTCTATAACACCATCATCAACCTCAAGTAAAATTCAAATTTTTGTAGATGGATATGTGGAACAAACAACTGGATCAGCTGGAAATTACGCTGAATTACAACTGAGAGAGGATACTACATCCATAACAACTTTAAACAATGCAATTACATATCAATATACAGTAGGAGCAAGAATACCTTTTTCAATAAATTTTACAAGATCACCAAGCACTACAAGTTCGGTTCAATACAGGCTTTATAATAATGAACAAAGTGGAGGTGCAACTTATAGATATTATCAACAAGCATGGACTTTAATGGAGATAGCAGGATAATGATTGCAAAAGCTATATTAAAAATAAATCCATCAGCAAAATTTATTGTTGAAGATGATGATATTAATAAAATAACTTGGAAAGACGGTACAACACCTATCTCTAAAACTGATATAGAAGCTAAAATGGCAGAGTTACCTACCGAAGAAGAAGAAAAAATTGCTAGAGAAAATAAAAAAACATCTGGTAAACAAAAATTAAAAGATTTAGGATTGGACGACGACGAAATTAACGCGTTAATGGGAGCATAATGGCAAACGGAACATTAAAAGTATCGAATATAGAAACAAGCTCTGGATCAGGGACTATTACTCTTGGTCAATCTGGAGAGACTGTAGATCTTTCTAACGGAACTATGACTTTAAATAGTTCTATGAAAAATACTCCAGCTTGGTCTGCAACAGTTAATAGTGATGTAACTGGTCAGTCTTGGAATAGCACTATTGTTTTACCTTGTGGTACTGAATTATTAGATACAAACGGAGCATATGATACAAGCACCTATCGGTTTACCGTCCCTAGTGGAGGTGCAGGAAAATATTTTGTTAGTATAAATTGTAATTCTAAAAGTGCCAGTGGTGCTGGTATGAGAACTTTGATATATGCAATAAGAGTAAACGGAAGTAATCAAAGAGCTTATCAAATGGTTTCAGGGTCAGATTTTATGGAAAACAATCAAGATCAAAAAAGAACTGCAACAGGTTTATTAGATTTATCAGTTGCAGATTACGTGGATTCTACAATATATGCTTTTGGAGGATCAGGAAGTTTAACTATAAAAGCAGAAACTTTTTTTGAAGGGTATAGAATTATAGGAGCATAATGACAAGTATATTAAAAGTAGACACGATACAAGACGCAGACGGTAATAACATTATCAACGAAAGTGGTAACACTATTACTATCGGTGCATCTGGTGACACTACAAATATTATAGGAACTTTACAGAATGACGGCGCTGCTGTTGGTGGTGTAAACTCTCCAAGATTTAGAGCAACCATGAGTGCAGATCAAAATATGTCAGATAACTCTGCTAGTAAGATAGCATTTAATACAGAAGATTACGATATCGGCTCTTGTTATGATACTTCAAATTATCGTTTTACAGTACCTAGTGGAGAGGGTGGTTATTACTTAATCAATGCTCAAATACATATAAAGTCTGATGATGATGGACAACATATAGAAAGTTTTATTAAATTATATAAAAATGGAAGTTCCACATATTCTTCTTATGACAATTTTAGTGGAACAGGAAATACAAATGGAAATATGCTTTATAATACACAAATTGTAAATTTATCAGCTAGTGATTACATTGAAGTTTATGGTCAAATAAATGTAACAACAGCTACACCACAAACAAAAGGTGGATATTCATATTTTCAAGCATACAAATTAATTACATAGGAAAAAATTATGGCATTAACTAGACTAAACACAAACGCATATGGATCTACGATAAACCTTACAAGCAATGTTACAGGAGCATTGCCAATAGCTAATGGCGGTACAGCTGTTACTACTGCTGCAACTTTAGCTAATACAGGAAACCTAGTTTTAATATCTTCAGTAACCGCATCGGACGCTTCTAATATTATTTTTGATAATGATGCTAGTGGTGTTGTCTTTGATGATGCTTACAAATGTTATTTATTTAATTTTCAAAGAGTTTATGGAGCAACTAATGATGTTAAAATTCATTTTATAACTAGAAGTGGAGCAGGTGATAGTGGAGGTACTTTTAGACAACAAAGTATTTATAATACTTATGATGGTTCAACTTCTACTAGTCCAGCATCTGCCCCAAATAATGACAAACTTTATCAAATAGCTGGAACTATTAGAAATACAAATCCAGAATATTTTCAAGCAAATGTTTTCTTTTACGGTATTGGAACAAGCACAAGAATGGCAATTACTGGTCAATGTATTTACAAAAATAATAGTGGATATACACATAACGAAGCATTTAGTTCTTCGTCGGATACTACACAAACGATTAATGGCATGAAATTTCAAATGTCATCAGGAAATATTTATGGAACTATTTCACTTTATGGAGTTAAAACATAATGACTAGATATGTAAATTTAATAAATGGTGTTGAAATACCAATGACAGAAGCAGAAATTACTGCAAGAAAAGCTGAAGAAGCTGAATGGGATAATAACAATACTCCATTTAGTTTAGCTATGGAAAGCTTTAGATTAAGAAGAAATTTTTTATTAACTCAATCAGACTGGACAGTTTTACCGGATTCTCCGGTAGCTGATAAAACAGCTTGGCAAAATTATAGAACAGAATTAAGAGATTTAACAAACGGATTAACAACAGTTGAACAAATAGACGCTGTTATATGGCCTACTAAACCAGGAGCATAATAGATGCTCGGCCTAACTTCTATATCCGGTGCTCCAATATCGACATCGTTCTTTAACCCGAACGTTACTGTTAATGTAACTGCTAACGCACTAACTCTTTCAATCGGTAGTTCTTCAGCACTAGCAGGAGCTTTTGTACAACCAACCGGTAGTCCTTTAACACTTGGTTTTGGATCATTAACAATTAGTGGAGCAGCTAATGTAACACCTACAGCTACACCATTTACTTTAGGTTTAGGCACAATTACAGTAACAGCTGCAGCCAACGTTTCAGTCACAGGAAATGCATTGACCATTGGCACAGGAAGTGTTAGTATTACAGCGGCGGCAAACGTATCACCGACTGGTGTACCGATGACGTTAGCAGTAAAAGACGCGGGTATTATTACTTGGAACGACATTGACCCAGGAGTTAGTCAAGTTTGGACACCAATAGACCCGTATTAGGAGAATTATGGCATCAAGTTTTTCAACAAATTCAAAATTAGAACTTATCACTACAGGTGAAAAAGCTGGTCTTTGGGGCACTATTACTAATACAAATTTACAAATATTAGAACAATTATCATCAGGTTATTTATCTACATCTCAATTAGGATCTGGAGATTTAACTTTAGCACTTGACAATGGTGCAACATCAAATGGTAAAAACATATACATTAAATTAACAGGTACATTAGGTGCAAATAGAAATGTAACTATACCAGATGGCTCTGAAAGAATTATCGTGTTTGAAGATGCAACAACAAGAGGTACATCTGCACTATACACAATAACAGTTAAAACTGTATCAGGGTCCGGGGTTGTATTACCTATTGGATCTACTTCATTAGTTTATTCGGATGGTACAAACGTTAGTCTTGGTATTCGTAACAAAGGTTATGTAACTTTAAACTCTTCAACAATTACTGCATACACAGCAGTAGATGGTGATCAGATATTTGCAAACACAACAGCTAACCCAATTACTGTAACTTTACCTGCATCACCAGCAGTAGGATCAGAGGTTACGTTTATTGATGCAAGAGGAACTTTTAACTCTAACAATTTGATTGTTAATAGAAACAGTCAACCAATAAATACAGGTACATCAAACTTAACATTAGATATCAATGGTCAAGCTTTTGCATTAGTGTATGTTGATGCAACAAGAGGCTGGGCATATAAAACAAACACGGCGTAAGGAGCACGGACCATGGCCCTTATTGAATATAACTTTCTTCCGGGAATTGATAAACAAGATACAACTGCAGGCGCAGAAAACAGATGGATAGACTCTGACAATGTTAGATTCAGATATGGTCTACCAGAAAAAGTAGGTGGTTGGTCTTCTTTAATATCTAATACCATATGTGGAGTTGCTAGAAAACAACACGCGTTTGTAGATTTAAATGGAAATAGGTACGTGGCCCTTGGAACAGATAAGTTTTTACTTTTATATTTTGA